CATCTTCTGTACAATTTTTTAACTGTAAATATTTATAAGTCCATCTACTCATAATTGCCCTTTTTTAAAAATATTGCAAGAGGCAGGATTCGAACCTGCAACTAACCAAGCGTTTACATACCCAGCGCGTACCAATTCCGCCACTCTTGCATAAAAATTAATGGACTAGCCTACTGATTAATGTAAAGGTCTCAAGTTTTAACGGAAATTGTAAGCTAACCCATTAATATCTACCCTTAAATATAACAATTATTTATTATTAGAGACAAATAAAAAAAGAGTTTTTTTCACCCTTTATTTACTTACTAAGACTTTTTAGCAATTTGAAGCAGGAGCATTTCAAAATTTTTAGCTAACTCTTTAAGAGTTGTCTTAATTTCGTTCATATCTTGCCTTAAATATTTGATTTCGTTTTCCATTACTTTAGAATCAGTCAACATAGCTTTAAGTTCCTTGTAATTTCTTCTCTCGTTCTTTTCTAAATATACTATCCTGTCCTCCTCAATATTATAGGCTTGTTTAATATCACTAAATTTAGTTGTTAATTCTTTGTGTTTCATTGTTAATTCTAAAAAAAAGTCTTCAATCTTAGATTCAACAACGTCCACTCGTTGAATAGCTTGATTCATGTGCTTTTGATATTCTCTATACTCAGCTTGACTTATTAAAAAGGCTTGCCTATCCTCATTAATACTTTTTTCGGATTTATCTACTCTTTTAAAGATATTCTCTAACTTAGTTACAAACTCACTAATTTTATTTAAAATGATTTTGTATTTAGGTTCAACAATTCTACTGTGATAAAAATAACCCAGAATTAAGAGAGAAGCTGTACCACCACCTAAAAAAAGATCTATAATAGAGCTTGCTTGCTTTACTTGGTCAGCTGATATATTTTGTATAGGCATACAACAAAAGTAGTTTTTTATTTTACTTCAAAAAAACCTTTGTAATCTCTGAAAGGATTGTATTTAGTGATTGATAGAAATATTGATACGCAGTGGCTTCTTTCATCTGTATCAAAGTAAGAACTAAAACCAAACAATCTAACTGCTCTATACATTAATTTTCTTCGCCACCAAGAAATATTTAAGCACTTCATAGCTAGTAAAAAAAGTTTGTCAGCTTCTTTTCTACCTCTCTCATTATTACCTAAAATCCTAGAACTATAAAGCCAATCGTGTAATAAACCTGCTAGGGCATACTCACCCATTGGTTTACCTATAATCTTCTGAGCAAACTTAGGTATAGAAGCACCATCCCACAAAAAACCCTTTGGAACTCTGCAAACCTTACCACTGGGTAGAATAAAATCAATAATAGCAGTTGTTACATATTGGTCAAAACCTTCTATTTTTTTGCCTGTTTTTATCCAAGGTCTTTTTTTATCATTAAAAGGCTTTAGAGTTGATACCTTAGAAACAAAGAAGGTAAAAAGATCAATTCTTTTCACCGTTCTTAAAAATTTCCTATTAGCTCTGTATTCTTTAGGATTGAAGTATTTCATTATCTTTCTTTAACTCTGTAAAAACTTGATCCCTCTAAGGTAACATCTGTTGCATCTGTATTATTTCTAACTTGGATTTTTATATAATCGTTTTGATCTATCTCAGCAGAAGTCATGATGCTAAAGAGAGCAACATCTCTACCACCTACAAGCGAAATTACAGTTCTTGTCTGTATAGTGTAATCTAAAGGTGTAAAAACTCCTGCTGAATCATCCCATTTGTTAAATCTAACTGATAAAGATTTATTTGCACTCCCTTCAATAACAAAAGAAGCATCTATTTCAAAATCTCTAGGTGAGATACCATTATGAGTTAATTCCCCTGCTGTATTTCCTGTAAAATGCTGTAAATCACTACCTGAAAAAGTACCTTCAAGGTCAGTCCAAGTATCAACTGCTGAAATAGTTGTTAATGCTTCGCTAGTTAATGTGACTGTACCACCTACATAAGTATTCTGCACTCCCACATTTCGCTTCCAATAACAAGCTATATCATCTGCTGATATATTTGGAGTAATATTTGTATCTGTTGGATCTGTAACAAAATCTCTAGTTAGAATCATTTCTTGAAGCTGTAAAGTAGATGGATTTGTAAAGTTAGAAGGTGAGAAATCAAGTAATGGCTGCAAACTTCCTAAATCTACATTCATATCTGTTGCAAACCTTGAACTCATTGTAAAGCCTGGGCCTGCCTTAAATAATGGCTCTGTTGTGGTGTCACTCATTGATCGTACAATAGATGTGGAAATACGATAGCCACCTATCCAAGTACCTGTCAAGGTAAGCGATGGAGAACCTGCAAATCTACCTGTTCCTGTTTCTAAACCTTGACGATAGTTTGTAATTTCACCTAGTGAAGTACAAGCAGTGTAATTTACTCTCGCAAATTCAAACGCATTAAAGCCTGTGGCATCTGTTAAATTATAAACCTGCGAGTTTGTACCAGTTACTCTTATTTCGTAATCTGTACCCAATATATTGCCACTACCGCCTATGTCTGACACAAACATGGTATAATTATCCTCAGAAGAATATAAGGCTGAGAGATCAAAATTATAGCCTGTTAAAGTCATACCACCTGCAGGAACAGTTATTTGAGTTGTTCCCATATCTATCTGACCATCAATAAAGTATTCTTTATTTGAGTCAATAGTGCCACCTAAAGTAGTTTTTACATTGTCTTGGTTTACTGTAATAATCTTTTCAGCACTTCCAAAACCACCTAATCTAGATTTAATGTAGTCTATACCTAATCTTGTAAATAAAGCCATTTTATTCTTCTATTGTTTCTTGTACTTGTTCCAATTTATCAGGATTTTCAGGGTTAAAAGAATCACACAAATTCTGTATATATCCCATAACCGAAGTGAAGCCTTCTAAATCTACTTCTGCTAATTTATCAAAGCTAATATTCATAGTTTTGACAAATGCTGTTGCTACATCGTCTTCATATTGTGAGTAACTAATTTGAGCAGTTTTTTTATCATCGTTGAAGGTTACTTGGTAAGCTCCGACTGATACTGTTTTATTGATTTCTTTGTTAAATGCCATTTTGTTTTTCCTATACTATTTTCAATGTTCCACTATCGTTCCAAAGATCGCCTGCTGAGAGCCCTGCCGACGAGGTTGGAAGTCCTGTGAAGTTTATGTTTGATGCGTTTACTTTAAAATCACCTTGAATCTCTATTGCTCCACTTGTAGAGTCGTGCCATATATCACCAGTTACAGGTGTAGAGTTAGCTGTTGATCCTAGTCGCTGAACACCATTTAATAGAACATGATATCCATTATTAGCATCAGTGTCTAGGTTGAATATAGTAGATCCTGCACTAGTTAAAGCGATAAATTGACCATCTCCATCCGCATCTGAGTAGAATCTTAAAACAGAAACATTTGCATCATTAAGCACATCAAGAGCTGGTGAAGTTGAGTTATTTCCTCGCTTAACTTTAAGCCCAGCTTGAATATTAATTTTAGCTCCATCGTTCCATATATCTCCATTTGCAGGTGAGGCATTAGTATATGAAGCTAGATTAAGAACCTGTGAAGCATTTATATCACCTTGAAAGGCTTGATCTGTACTAAAGTTATTATCTACATTTTTATAGGCTATTTTGCCACTTACACCACCTTCGTAAGCTCGCATGTTAGTACCATCATACCAAAGTTCACCATTAAAAGATAATCCTGGAGTTACAGCATCAAATCTGATAGGAACATAAGATTTAATATAATTTGAATACCAATCAAGCACCTCTGTTGTGTAGCTTCTTAACTGACCATACTCACCATCTGCTGTACTATCAATAAGTCTTATATTAGCACCATTGAGAGAATCTGATCTATTTGTGATATATAAAAACTCATCGTCACCACCATTGCCATGAATACCTTTAGTAGTTCCTGTAAGGCTTAAACTACTTTCAAGATTGACACTTGTACCATCGTACCAAATATCGCCTGCACTAGCAGGTGAGTTCGTTGTGTTACTTAGGTTAAGAACATCACCTACATTCACACCACCTAAAACAGTTAAGGAATCGGTACTTTTATTATAAGTCAGTCCAGTATCACCACCAAA